AACAAAGCAAAGCAGACTAACAAGGTCGATCTAACTTACCGTGGTGTAAGACAAGAAAAAGAACTTACAAGTCTTAAGTGATTGAAACATTAGAGATATGCATAGCATCTGCTATCTTTCTCACAATCATAACTGCTGAAGTCCAGTTTCTATACGGAAAATAAAACAGAAGGGGTTGTACCCCTTCTTTTTTTGTGCTATAATATAAGAGTCATTATATTGATTATGGACAGAGCAAAACTAAAACAAATGGTTCTTGATCTAGAATCATTAGTTGAAGAAATTAAAGCAGAAGTCTATTCTGATGTAGACTCATATACAAGTCCACCTGCAACGATCCTACAGGATTATGATGAGGTGTTAGATGATGATGATGGTTACCCCGATTAAACATGACAGTTAATTTAATTAGTATTACTCCTGATGCAGAGCAAACTATGGCATATATTGCCAGAGTGTCTAATCCTTCTAATCAAGATAATGAAAAATATGCAGGACTTTTAAAATATTGTATCAAACATAATCATTGGTCTGTGTTTGAGCAATCTACAATGACATTAGAAATTGAAACAACTCGTGCAATCGCTGCACAAATATTACGTCATAGGTCATTCACGTTTCAAGAGTTCTCTCAGAGATATGCACAAACTAATTACTTAGGAGATATTGAATTACCAGAACTTCGCAGACAGGATCAGAAGAATCGTCAGAATAGCACTGATGATTTAGATCCGAATGTGATAGACACATTAAACAAACAGATGCAAACTTTATTTGACTCATCTCTTGCATTGTATAGTCAAATGATAGAGTTGGATGTTGCTAAAGAATGTGCTAGAATGGTTCTGCCATTATGCACTCCTACCAGAATATACATGACTGGTTCTTGTCGTTCTTGGATTCATTATATTAATCTAAGATCAGCACATGGAACACAGAAAGAACACATGGATATTGCTGAAGCATGTCGCAAGGTGTTTACCGAACAGTTCCCCACGGTATCTGAAGCACTCGAATGGGTCTAAATAACTTTACAAAACTTAAAACACTTATGCCCACATATCCTGTAAAAAATTTAAAAACTGAAGAGAAGAAAGAACTCTCTATGACTATGAAAGAGTACGAACAATGGAGAAAAGACAATCCCGATTGGGATAGAGATTGGTCTGAAGGTTGTGCTTCATCCCAAGAAATGTTCAAATGGACAGGAGAAGCAAAGTCTAGTGGTTGGAATGAAGTATTAGACAGAGCATCAAAGCAACCAGGTTCAGTAGTTCGTAAAAATAGAGATTATCAATTCTAATGCCAACAAAGAAAAGGAAGAACGGAGATTCCGTCAGTGGGATCGGTAGCATGAGTACGAAAAGGTTAAAAAGAAAGAAACCTATTAACACAGATGCGATGGTTGATATTCAACCATTAACAAAAAGTCAAGAAAGATTTTTTGAAGCATACAAAGAGGGTAAAAATATATTTGCATATGGTTGTGCAGGAACAGGAAAAACTTTTGCAGCATTATATCTTGCTCTAAAGGATGTTCTTGATCCCTTGACACCATTTGAAAATGTATATCTTGTCAGATCATTAGTATCCACTCGTGAGATTGGTTTCCTACCTGGAGACCATGAGGATAAATCCTTTCTATATCAAATTCCATACAAACATATGGTAAAGTATATGTTTGAAATGGCAGATGACACTGAGTTTGAGTTACTCTATGGTGCACTCAAATCACAGGAGACAGTTAAGTTCTGGTCTACATCATTCATTCGTGGAACAACATTGGATAATTCAATTATTCTTGTTGATGAAATGCAGAACTTGAATTTTCATGAACTTGATAGTATAATAACAAGAGTTGGTGAAAATAGTAAGATTATATTTTGTGGTGATGCATCACAGACTGACCTTACAAAGACAAATGAAAGAAATGGTATTCTCGAATTTATGAAAATCATTTCTGCAATGGATCAAGACTTTGCCTCCATTGAATTTGGTATTGAAGATATTGTCCGTTCTGGACTAGTCCGTAATTACCTCCTTGCTAAAACAACTTTAGGTATGTAATGTTTACACATTTAGATTATTTGTCAGAGAACGTTGATCTCGAAACTGTGGCAATAGACGGTACTCGTTTTTATATAACTCCGTCTGGTAAAAAGTATCCTTCGATCACTTCTGTGACAAGTTTCTACAATCGTGATATATTCATTAGGTGGAGAAAAAAAGTTGGAGAAGAAAAGGCAAACAAGATCACTAGGGAATCTACATTTAGAGGAACTAAGTATCATGATCTAGTAGAACATTATATGAAGAATGAAGACATCAATGATTTGAATGTTCTTCCTTCTACAAAATTTTTGTTCTTGCAATCTAAAGAACATTTGGATCGCATAAATAACATACACGCTCTAGAGAAGTCAATGTACAGTGACTATCTGGGGTTGGCAGGTAGAGTAGACTGTATCGCAGAGTTTGATGGAGAGTTAGCGGTAATAGATTTTAAAACTGCAACAAAGATTAAACCAGAGGAATGGATTGAAAACTATTTCGTGCAGGAGACTGCATATGCATGTATGTATTTTGAAATGACTGGTATCCCAGTTAAAAAGTTAATTACTATTATGGTGGCGGAAAATGGAGACTGCGTTGTCTACGAAAAACGAAACAAAGGTGAGTATATTAAACTTCTTACCAAATACATTAGAAAGTTTGTCGATTACAAAACAGGAGCACATGGCAAGTAAAGACAAAAAACCAGAAGATAAACTTGATGATGTCATTAAGGAAAAGTTCTTATGCAAACAAAGGTTTACACAAGAGGTAGAGGAGCTTGTTAAGACTTACAAGTTTAATTACATTGATGCTATTCTTACATTCTGTGAAGAGAATAAGATTGAGTTACAAGCAGTTTCTAAGTTGATTACAAAACCAATGAAAGAAAAGTTAAAGTATGATGCCATGCAACTTAACTTTTTAAAGAAAACATCACGAGCAAAACTACCTTTATAATGCCTAGCAAATCTGAATTAATGCACTATCGCTTACAGGCATGGATCAGAGAAAATAAATCAAATAAAGATTTGAAGTATCTCGGATACAAACCTGATGCATGGGGAGTGAAACATCACTACTATCAAATAGCGAATCATGAAGTCTCTGTTGACATGATTGAAGACCTAGAACCAGTGGACGATGACACCGATTGAAGTATACAAAACATACTTAGCATTCAAAAATCATTTTACCAAGAAGAATTACGATTACTTTAAATATTGTGGTAAAACGAATGCATCAAGAGATGCGTTTAATAAAAGAAAGGATAGATATTTTTTTGAAAGAATGTCTCGTAAGAAAACTGATGAAGAGATACGACATTATTTTCTTGCGAACTTTGTAGAGTGTAGCGATCCTGATGCTCTATGGATAGGTGAAATAATAAGAAATGGAAATGATTATCATACCTCTTGGTTAAAGAGATATCAAGGTATGACATACTTATTCGAGAATGAATCTGAGTTCATTAACAAAAAAAATTTTGAGAATTTGTTTGAAATAAAAGGTCACTCACATCCTGAGATATTAAAGATGTATCTTCAAGGTAACATATCAATTGAGAGTATGGTCATACTGGATATGATGCTCAACTACTCTAAAAAATTTAATAAAAAACTATTAGATCCAGTGTGGGAAACCGTAGAAATGAAAATTCAAAAGTACAAACCCTTCCTAAATATAGATGTGGACAAATTCAAAAACATATTATTAGAAAGATTAAAATGAGTGATTTTTTCAATTCACCAGTAGTAAGAGACACCGTTATGGAGTTAGCAGAAATGCAACACAAACTTGTGCTGCAAATGTCAACTCTTCCAATCATGTCTGTGGAGCAAAGAAAGAGTCACCTCCAAGAAATGAAAGTATTTCTAGAGAAACAAAAACTTTTTTTCTTTCGTATGAGTCTAGTCGAAGACAAAGAAGTAGATATGATCAAGAAAAAATTGATTGAGTCTGCTAAGATGTTTGGTTATGATGAGATTGACGATATGAACAAGTTCTTTGACAGATTAGACAAGACAATTAGTGAGATTGAAAGCAGCATTGACAAATGCTGACATATGTTGTATAATAATAAAGTCCATTTAAACAAACTATCCTAATAAATCCGCATGTCATTCGCAAAATTAAAGAAACAATCTAGAACAGGTTCTCTAACTGATAAATTAATCAAGCAAGTAGAGAAGTTAAACGATAAAGGCAGTAATGTCGATGAACGTATTTGGAAACCATCAGTCGATAAGTCTGGTAATGGTTATGCCATCATACGTTTCCTCCCAGAGTCAGAAGGTTCTGAGTTACCTTGGGCAAGAGTCTACACTCATGCATTTCAAGGGCCTGGTGGTTGGTACATAGAGAACTCTCTTACCACACTTGGACAAAAAGATCCTGTCTCTGAGCACAACTCACAGTTATGGAACTCTGGTTCAGATGCGAACAAAGAAATAGCACGTAAACAAAAGCGTAGACTATCATATTACAGTAACATCTATGTTGTAAGTGATCCTGCAAATCCTGAGAACGAAGGAAAAGTATTTCTATACAAGTATGGAAAGAAAATCTTTGACAAGATTATGGAAGCGATGAAGCCTGAGTTTGCAGATGAAACTCCAATCAATCCATTTGATTTTTGGCAAGGTGCAAACTTCAAACTTAAGATTCGTAAGGTTGAAGGTTATCAAAACTACGATAAGTCTGAGTTTGATAATGCATCTGCTCTCTTTGATGATGATGACAAACTAGAGAAGATCTACAATTCATTGCATGATCTATCTGAGTTTACAACACCTGATAAGTTCAAGTCTTATGATGACTTGAAGAAGCGTTTGGTATATGTTCTTGGTATGAATCAACCTGCTAAGAGAATAGATCCAGAAGTTGCAGAAGAAGATGCAACATGGGAAAGGGAACGTCGTGGAGACTACAGTGAGTCTACTACATCAGCCCCAGAACCAGTATTAGCATCCACTGCATCAGCAGAAGAAGATGAAGATGATGAATCTCTAAGTTATTTTTCTAAGTTAGTTAATTCTTAATTAACTGATGGGAATACAAAAGATCTCTATGTAGAAAGAGTGCCCATTTTTTGTCTAAAAGGTGATTGGTTTAGCCCCCTCATTTTGAGGGGGTTTTTTTATACTCCAGACTCTCTTGGATTGTAAGATGATATGAGTGATTTACTAATAAATGAAGATGACTTATCATAACTCATGATGTTTCGGAAGTCTGTTATAAACGCTGATAGTAAATTGGGTTTTAGAATTCTTATTTTTCTTTTATCCTCATTCACTCTTTGTTCATAATTAAAATAAGATACAGATTGTGCAGGTTTAATTGTTTCTGAAGTATTGCTATCTTTTGTATATGTAAATGTAAAGTTTTCATCTACAATTAACTTACTTTCTAACAAAATCCTACCATACTGATCTTTAATTTCTTTGGTCTCAAAATGCTTTGTTGCCATCATATTTTCATCTGATCCATATTTTTCTAAACAATAGGTATATAACTCATTATTACTCAGAGGCCATTGATTTCTTATACTAGTAATATTATTAGTAACTAATACTACCCAATCTAATTCTGGATTATTATATACTTTACCAGCAATAATATCTGGTCTTTCATTGTCTTCTATTAAGTAGTAATCAAAAGAAGTTATTGACTGATCTACATCAGTTCTTAACTTTGCTCTTTTAAATAAATTTTTAACTTCGATTCTTTCATCACTTCTATTTTGATTTGGTAGAAGTGAAACATAAGAAATGTTTGGTAGTTCTCTAAAATAAGACATTAGTATCCAACCTCCTCAGATGTAAGTTTCCATCTGTATCCTTCATCAGTGTCACTCTGTCTTTCATCTGCGTCACCTTTATACTTATAATCTGTATCGTAGATTGGTTCGAGTTCTTGGAAATTCAGTGATAATAATACTGATACAGGTTGACCTTTATCATAAGATGCAAATGCACCCTCTGGAGTATAGTTAACAGATGTTCCTGTAAGAGCACAAGTTTTAATTCTATTTAAACCTTTGACTGCTTCATCTTCAGTTGTACGATATTGCAATCTAAAAACATTTGGTGTTCCTAAGAAGTAAGATCTTCCATCACTATCTCCTGCTGTACTAAGTAATTTCTTTGCTGCCATTCCCTGTTTAAAGAAACGAAGTATCTGATTTACAGTCCTTGCCTCTTCTCTACTTCTCGGACTCATTTTATAAACAAATGCAAACTGTCGAAGTGTTGGTCCTGAGAATAATAATTCTAAATTACTATTTGGAACTACTCCTTCTTTTCTTGCTAAGATCGCCTCTGCAGAAGTTTCAATTCCTGCTGCACCCAATATTCTTGCAACTGCTTCTGGTGCTAATATTGTACTTCCAAAATTTCCCCCAGGGGTATTCATTGCTCCAAGTCCAATTCTACCTAACACTTGTGCAGCCATCGCTGAGCTTCCTGCACTTCCAGAACCTCCAATTAAAAGATCAGCAATACCAGCAGCAGCACCAGTTCCACCAGATTTCAATATATCAGCGAGTCTAGGTTGAACTGTATTTAAAGCAGCAGCTTCTAATGCGTTTACAGTGTCCTCACCCCAAGCAACGTTATTTGAATCTTGAATCGCATTTGGCATTGGCATTTTAACTAAACCAAGAAACTCATCAAGGGGACTATTTCTTGCAATACCTTGAGTTATTATTACACCAGGTTGTGTTTTTCCCCAGATGTCATCTGCTCTTGGTGGTTTGTATTTGTATTGTGAAATTACTAAATGATCTTGTGATTCTCCTGATGTCTGAACAAAATTTGTTCTACCGTACAATGCATCTATTGGATATTGTGCTGATTTTTTACCATCAAAAAATACATCCTTTCCATATTTTCCTTCGGTATTTTGAAAATCTTCAGCAACTCCTTGACTTAAAGCACCATCACCACCACCTAATGCCATTTCATTACTTGAAATAAAACCAGGGGTAGGTCCACCTGATTTATTAATTCTTTTTAAAATTGTTTCATTACTTTTAATCGCATTTTCAGCAGTACTATTTTGATCTGTTAAACTATTATAAACTATATCTCCACCAGTTGTAGTTCCTCCCTGTCCTCCAACCACTGGAGTCTTTAGTAAAATTTGACCAGCAGTTGCCGAGTTTTCATCAGAGTCATAAAAAACATCATACCTGATTCCCTCAATCTCTATATTTTTGTATATTCTTTTTGAAGACATTTACTTTTTTTAATTAACAGAATCCCATACTGCATTAATATCATATTTCTCACCATCACCATCAACAAAATCTTCAGTTACCAATCTAGCAATATCACCATATTCTCCCTCTGGAATACGATATACACCACTAATATTTGTATAAAAATAAGAGTGTATAGTCTTACTAAAAACAGAAGGAACTTGTATCGCTGATTTATTTAGCATGCTTTGAGCAAAACCATCACGAATATCTGGATTTAGATAGTGAACATTACATCCTAACATCTTATCATTTTTCATTTCGAGTATATAAGCAAGCGGTCTTCGATCATAGTATGGATATCTTTCTGGATATCTTGCAGTGTATCCAAAGAATAAAAAATCACCAACTCTTATCTCATCTACACCCATCTCTGCATCTACTAAACTTAATTCCGACTGCAATTCATTTGCATACCAATCAGGACCAGTAGAAGATGTTTTGTTCGCTCTTTCCATAATATTATAAGCGATATTTGTTTGTTCTTCTGGTTCATCTATTATTGGTATCT